GGGGAGGATGTTGGGTATGTTTATTCCTGACCCGTCTGATCGTGCCGGTTTGACTGTTACCTGGTCTATGTTGCCGTTGATTGGTAATGATCCGGAGCGTGTGCTTCATTTGACGGATTACACGGGTGCGTCTCCTGTCATGTTGTTGAATGATTCGTTGCGCGGTTTGGGTGTGCCTGAGGTTGAGCATTTTTCTCAAACTCATGTTGGGGTGCACGGCTCGGAGTGGCGTGGGTTTAATGTGAAGCCTCGCGAGGTGACGTTGCCTGTTCTGGTGTCGGGTGTTGGCGAGGATCCTCCGGGCGGGTTTCGTGACGGTTTTTTGAAGGCGTATGACGAGTTGTGGTCTGCTTTTCCTCCTGGCGAGGAGGGGGAGTTGTCTGTGAAGACTCCTGCCGGTGTTGAGCGTGTGCTAAAATGCCGGTTTGATTCGGTGGATGACACGTTTACGGTTGATCCGGTGAACAGGGGTTATGCGCGTTATGTTCTTCATTTGACGGCCTATGACCCGTTTTGGTATGGGGATGTCCAAAAGTTTCGTTTTAGTAATGCGAAGTTGCAGGATTGGTTGGGTGGCGGCCCGGTTGGTAAGGATGGTACAGCGTTTCCTGTGGTGTTGACGCCTGGTGTGGGGTCTGGCTGGGATAACTTGTCGAATAAGGGTGATGTGCCTGCGTGGCCTGTTATTCGTGTTGAGGGGCCTTTGTCGTCGTGGTCTGTGCAGATTGATGGTTTGCGTGTGTCTTCGGATTATCCGGTTGAGGAGTATGATTGGATTACTATTGATACGGATCCTCGGAAGCAGTCTGCATTGTTGAATGGTTTTGAGGATGTGATGGATCGCCTGTCTGAGTGGGAGTTTGCCCCTATCCCGCCTGGCGGTTCGAAGAGTGTGAATATTGAGATGGTTGGTTTGGGTGCCATTGTTGTGTCGGTGCAGTACAGGTTTTTGAGGGCTTGGTGAATTGTTGTGGCTGGTCTCGTCCCGCAGTTAACATTGTTTACGCCAGACTATCGCCGTGTGGCGCCTATCAATTTTTTTGAGTCGCTGAAGTTGTCGTTGAAGTGGAATGGTTTGTCGACGCTGGAGTTGGTGGTGTCTGGGGATCCTTCTAGGCTTGACGGGTTGACGAAGCCGGGTGCACGTCTGGTTGTTGATTATGGTGGTGGCCGGATTTTTTCTGGGCCTGTGCGTAAAGTGCATGGTGTTGGGCCTCGGCGGTCGTCGCGGGTGACTATCACGTGTGAGGATGATATTCGGCTGTTGTGGCGTATGTTGATGTGGCCTGTGAATTATCGCCCCGGCATGGTTGGTTCGGAGTGGCGTGCCGACAGGGATTACGCCCACTATTCTGGTGCCGCGGAGTCTATTGCTAAGCAGGTGTTGGGGGATAATGCGTGGCGGTTTCCTCCGGGTTTGTTCATGATAGAGGATGAGAAGCGTGGCCGCTATATTAAGGATTTTCAGGTGCGGTTTCATGTGTTTGCCGATAAACTGTTGCCTGTCCTGTCGTGGGCTCGGATGACTGTTTCGGTGAACCAGTTTGAGAATGCGAAGACGGATCAGCGGGGGCTGGTGTTTGATTGCGTTCCTGCTGTGACCCGTGAGCATGTTTTGACTGCCGAGTCAGGTTCGATTGTGTCGTGGGAGTATGTGAGGGATGCCCCGAAGGCTACGTCGGTGGTTGTTGGGGGGCGCGGCGAAGGCCGGGATCGGCTGTTTTGTGAGGATGTTGACTCGATGGCCGAGGGGGACTGGTTTGATCGTGTCGAGGTGTTTAAGGATGCTCGTAACACTGATTCGGATAAGGTGTCTCTTTACGATGAGGCTGAGCAAGTGTTGTCCGAGTCGGGGGCCACGTCGGGGTTTAAGATCGAGTTGGCGGAGTCGGATGTGTTGCGTTTTGGGCCCGGAAAACTGATGCCGGGTGATCTTATCTATGTGGATGTGGGTTCTGGCCCTATCGCTGAGATTGTGCGGCAGATTGATGTGGAGTGCGATTCGCCTGGTGACGGCTGGACGAAAGTGACACCTGTTGCGGGGGATTATGAGGATAATCCGTCGGCCTTGTTGGCGCGGCGTGTTGCTGGTTTGGCGGCTGGTGTGCGGGATTTGCAAAAGTTCTAGAAAAGATTTGGGGGTTTGTTGTGGGTATTGTGTGTAAAGGGTTTGATGGTGTGTTGACCGAGTATGATTGGGCTCAAATGTCTGGTCTGATGGGTAATATGCCGTCAGTGAAGGGTCCTGACGATTTTCGTGTCGGCACGACTATTCAGGGTGCCACGGTGTTGTGTGAGGTCATGCCGGGGCAGGCTTGGGCTCACGGGGTGATGTGCACGTCGAATAGTGTTGAGACGGTGACAGGGCAGCTTCCCGGGCCGGGGGAGACCCGCTACGACTATGTGGTGCTGTCGCGGGATTGGGAGCAGAACACGGCCAGGTTGGAGATTGTTCCGGGGGGTCGTGCGGAGCGTGCCCGTGATGTGTTGCGTGCCGAGCCTGGCGTGTACCATCAGCAACTGTTGGCTACTTTGGTGGTGTCGTCTAACGGGTTGCAGCAGCAGCTGGATAGGCGTGCTATAGCGGCCCGTGTGGCGTTTGGTGAGTCTGCGGCTTGTGACCCTACCCCTGTGGAGGGTGACCGGGTGATGGTTCCTTCTGGGGCTGTGTGGGCTAACCATAAAGACGAGTGGTTGCTGTTGTCTCCGCGTATTGAGACGGGTTCGAAGCGGATCCAGTTTGGCGGTTCTAATGTGTATGCTTATACGATCCCGTTTGCCCGCCAGTTTGCTAGTCCGCATCTTGTGGTGGCGTCTATGGGCACGGCGGCTGGGGGCACTACACAGATTGATGTGAAGGCCTACAATATTACTAGTAAGGATTTCAGTTTAGCGTTTATCACGAATGACGGGTCTAAACCGAATGGTGTGCCCGCGGTGGCTAACTGGATAGCTGTCGGCGTGTAAATTGTTGACGGTGTGTTGTTTAATGGTGGTGTGATGTTGGGGGGCTGCCGTGTCGTGGATGACTCCTGCATTGGTGGCTTCTATTTGTACCGCGTTGGCCACGGTTTTGGGTTCTGTTCAGGCTGTCACATCCCGGTCTAGGAAGCGTTTGCGAAGGTTGTCTGCGCAGGTGGATGCTTTGGAAGAGTATACGTGGGGTGTGCGGCGTGAGGTTCGCCGGTTTAACTCGCGGCTTCCTGACGAGGTGGAGCCTATGCATCTTCCTGATTTGCCTGAGTTTTTGAAAGATACTGTTGATGGTGGAGGTGAGCAGGGTTGAGGGAGTTGGAGGAGGAGAAGCGGCAGCGCCGCTCGTTTGAGAGGGCTTCGCTGGTGTTGTTGTTTTTGTCGCTTGTGCTACTGGCGGTGGTTGCTGGGGGTGCTTTGCGTTTCGGGGCTGTATCCTCTGAACGGGATTCGGAGCAGGCGCGAGCCCAGTCGAATGGTACAGCGGCCAGGGGTTTAGCCAGCCGTGTGCGGCAGGTGTGTGCGCAGGGTGGCCGGGAGTCGGTGCGGCTTCACCGGTCTGGTTTGTGTGTGGATGCTGTGCGCACGGAGCGGAGTGTGCAGGGTGTGCCGGGCCCTGCCGGTGAGCGCGGCCCGCAAGGGCCCGCTGGTGTGGACGGCCGGGATGGTGTTAATGGTTCGGCTGGGCTTGTTGGCCCGGTGGGTCCGCAGGGTTCTCCTGGCTTGAATGGTGTGAAAGGTCCTGACGGGTTGCCTGGCACGAATGGTTCGGATGGGCGTGATGGTGTTCCGGGCCGTGCAGGTGCGGATGGCGTTGACGGCGTTGATGGTCGGGATGGTGCGGCCGGTGAGCGCGGTGCTGTGGGCCCTTCAGGTCCTGCCGGCCCCCAAGGTGAACAGGGTGCACAGGGGGAACGGGGTGAGCGTGGCCCCGCCGGTGCGAACGGATCCGATGGTAAAGATGGTAAGGATGGGCGCTCGGTGGTGTCTGTGTACTGTTCCGGGGGCCGCCTGTTTGTGAAATATAGTGACGGTGCGGCCTCTACCGTGTCGGGCTCGATGGCCTGCCAGGGTGTGAAACCGTCGCCTATAGTGACCATATCATCCCACAAATAGAAGAGGAAGGGTGCTACTAATGTTGATCATGTTTGGGGGTGGTGTGTGGTGAGGTTTATTCCTGCAGCGCATCATTCTGCCGGCTCGAATAGTCCGGTGAATAGGGTTGTGATTCATGCGACATGCCCGGATGTGGGGTTTCCGTCCGCGTCTAGGGCTGGTCGTGCAGTGTCTACTGCGAACTATTTTGCTTCCCCATCGTCGGGGGGTTCTGCGCATTATGTTTGCGATATTAGTGAGACGGTGCAATGTTTGAGTGAGTCGACTATTGGGTGGCATGCCCCTCCTAATCCGCATAGTTTGGGTATAGAGATTTGCGCGGATGGTGGTTCGCACTCCTCATTTCGGGTTCCAGGACATGCTTATACTCGGGAGCAGTGGCTGGATCCTCGCGTGTGGCCTGCCGTCGAGAAGGCCGCCATCCTGTGTAGACGTTTATGTGACAAATATAATGTTCCGAAAAGGAAGCTTAGTGCAGCCGATTTGAAGACCGGTAAACGGGGTGTGTGCGGCCACGTGGATGTTACGGATGCGTGGCATCAGTCGGATCATGATGATCCTGGGCCGTGGTTTCCGTGGGACAGGTTTATGGCCGTAGTCTGCGGCGGTAGTAGTGATAGTGGGGAGTTAACTGTGGCTGATGTGAAAGCCTTGCATGATCAGATTAAACAATTGTCTGCGCAGCTTACTGGTTCGGTGAACAGGCTGCACCATGATGTTGGTGTGGTTCAGGTGCAGAATGGTGATTTGGGTAAACGTGTGGATGCCCTGTCGTGGGTGAAGAATCCGGTGACGGGGAAGTTGTGGCGCACTAAGGATGCTTTGTGGAGTGTCTGGTATTACGTGCTGGAGTGTCGTAGCCGTATCGACAGGCTTGAGTCTGCTGTCAACGGTTTGAAAAAGTGATGGTGGTTTGTTGTGGGTAAACAGTTTTGGTTAGGTTTACTGGAGCGGGCGGCTAAGACTTTTGTTCAAACGTTTGTTGCTGTGTTGGGTGTGACGGCGGGTGTCACTTATACTGCGGAGTCGTTTCGCGGTTTGCCGTGGGAGTCTGCCCTGATCACGGCCACGGTTGCTGCGGTGTTGTCGGTTGCTACCTCGTTTGGTAGCCCGTCGTTTGTGGCCGGCAAACCTAAAAACACGGTTGTGGATGCTGGGCTTGTTCCACCCGACGATGGGGGCTTGGTTGAGCCGCACTCGGTGGATGTGTCGGATCCTGGCATGATTGAGCCGATTGATGATGCGGATGTTGCCGGCTATGTGCCGAAGCGGGCTGCCGAGTCTGAGGTTGGCACGGTAGAGTCTACTGTTGCATAATTGAATATATGTGTGTGCCCCAGCGGTGCTGCCACGATCGTGTGGTAGTTGCCGCTGGGGCACTATTTCTGTTTATAAGGTGCGGCTATGATTCGTTGTTGTTGATGGTTTCCTCAATCGTCTGATACAGGTGGAGGCAGGCGGAGATAGTTTCGTTGGCCTGGTCTAGAACATCCTGGCCGATAACATTTTTATGGTTGTCGCGGTGGCAGATGATGGACCGCATGATATCGTCGGCCGCCGATTGTAGTAGTTTGGATTGGTATGCGATTCCGGCGAGCCAGTCTATGGCTTCCTGGCTTGCATATGGGTTATTGTTCTTGCTATTGTTGTTTGGGTGTCCTGCACTGTCGCAGCACCACAAAATTTCGCTACACTCGTCTAGCGTGTCCTGATCGATAGCAAGATCGTCGAGGCTTACTTCTTTGACGGTAAGGTTCACGTTGTCGAGTGAGATGGGTACACGGTACTGGTTTTCGACACCGCCAACAATGTTTTCCAATTGCTGCATGTTGGTGGGCTGTTGTTGGATGATTCGGTGTACTACTGTTTTGAGGGCAGTGTAGGGGATATTGTGTGTGTTGTTCACGGTTTTTGTCCCATCCCTGTGCTGTCGTCGTTATCGTCTGGATAGTATCTACTGTTTGCGTAGCCTGTTAGGGTGATGAGTGTTTGGTCTGCCCACTGTTTCACTGTCTGTCTTGTCACCCCGAGTCGTTGGGCTGCCACAGAGTATGTTTGGTCGTATCCGTATACTTCACGGAATGCTGCCAACCGTGCCAAATGTTTTCGCTGTTTGGATGGCTGGCAGGTGAGGGTGTAGTCGTCGATGGCTAGCTGCAAATCGATCATGGAGACGATGTTGTTTCCGTGGTGTTGTGGCGCGGTTGGTGGGGGTGGCATGCCCGGCTCCACACTGGGTTTCCATGGGCCTCCGTTCCAGATCCATTGGGCGGCTTGGATAATGTCGGCTGTGGTGTAGGTTCGGTTCATGTGTCATCCCCTGAACAGGTTGTCGAAGTCGTCTGGGTTGCTGGTGTTGGTGGTGTCGAATCGTCCTACGCAGTGGCAGTAGTCGTACATGAGTTTGATAATGTGTTGGTGGTCGCCAAGATAGGTGTTTCCGCTGATACTGTAGGTGGCTGTGCCGTCTTTACTGATGATGTATTTGGCGGTGATGGTTTCGGGGTTTTCTGTGTTGGTGATGATGGCTGTGGTGGTGGAGCCTACGGTTTGTAGCCTGGTTGTTTGGGTTCCGTCGTCGAGGATGGTGGTAACCATTGTGGTTTTCCTTAGATGCTTGTCTGGTTGTCGGCTAGATGAATAATATCGGATAAAGGTTTCGGTTGGTCGAGGTGTTGTATGGTTTTGTTTGCTAAACGTTTGGCTACCCTGTAACACATTTTGGTGTAGTGTTTGTTGTCTAGGTTGTGGTATTGTTCACGCACCGCAATGTAGAGTAGGGAGTCTTGGTACAGGTCGTCTGCACTGATTGCTGGGTAGTGTGTGGCTATTTTGGTGCATGCCCGGTTGAGTGTGCGGAGATGATGGTCTGTGGCCCATCCCCACGATGCTGTGGTGGCCAGGTCTGCTTTTGTTGGCCGTCTGCTCATGGCACTATTTCATCTCGCTATCTGATAGTTGTTTGGTGTTTTGTTGTGGATAGTGTAGCACACGAGTCCGGGGTGGCCGGTGGTGCCTGTGCGGTGCCGAAACCATGTGGATTCGCCTTCCATGGATGGGCATTGGATGAAGGTGCGTTGTCCTTGCTCGGATATTTGGAGGTGGTGCCGGTGTCCTGCCATGAGAATATTCGATGTGGTGCCGTTGTGGAATTCTTGGCCGCGCCACCATTCGTAGTGTTGGTTGTTGCGCCATTGGTGTCCGTGTGCGTGGAGGATTTGTGTGCCGGCCACCTGGACGGTGGTGGTCATTTCGTCCCGCTGGGGGAATATGAAGCGCATGTTGGGGTAGTTGTTGGTGAGTTGGTAGGCTTCTGCGATGGCCCTGCAGCAGTCTACGTCGAAGCTGTCGTCGTATGTGGTGACGCCTTTGCCGAATCGTACGGCTTCACCGTGGTTGCCGGGGATGGATGTGATGGTGACGTTGGGGCAGTGGTCGAACATGTGGATGAGTTGCATCATGGCCATGCGGGTGAGCCTGATTTGTTCGGTGAGTGGGGTTTGTGTCCTCCAGGCGTTGTTGCCTCCTTGTGACACGTATCCTTCGATCATGTCGCCGAGGAAGGCTATGTGTACCCGGTCGGGTTCCCCGGCTTGCTGCCAGTAGTGTTTTGCGGCTGCCAGCGAGCGTAGGTAGTCGTCGGCGAAGTGTGATGTTTCCCCGCCGGGGATGCCTTTGCCGATTTGGAAGTCTCCCGCCCCAACCACGAACGCGGTCTCGTCATTGTTGTGGGTGTTGGTGTCTGATTGGGGGGGCTGCCAGTCGGCTAGTTTATCGACGAGTTCGTCCACAGGGTAGGGGTTTGTTGCGGGTTGGTGGTCGATGATTTTTTGTATTGATCGGCCGGTTTCTCCGTTGGGGAGTGTCCATTCGGAGATGCGTGTGCGCCGTACGGTGCCGTTTGCGAGATCATCGCGGATGGTGTCTGCTTCGCTGTCGTGGTTGGCTAGCTGCGTGAGGAGCCGGTCTATATTGTCTATCATTTCTTGTCCCCTCCTTTACTCTTGAGTTTGCGTCTGTGGTCTTTGATGACGGTGGCTGAGATGGGGTATCCGGCTTGGGTGAGTTGTTTTGCTAGCCATGAGGCGGGGATGGTTTTGTCGGCGAGCACGTCTGCAGCCTTGTTGCCGTAGCGTTGGATGAGTGTTTCAGTTTTGGTTGCCATGGTGTCCTAGGGGTTGTGTGGTGGGTTGCCATCCTGTGCGGCAGTCGTCGTCGTGTCCTGGTTTGCGTGTGCACCATGAGACTTCGCCGGCATTGTGGATGATGGCACGGCCGCATATGACGTCTTGTAGGTGCTCGGGAAACTTATCGTTGTTGTTTCCGTTCGTGTCGATCAAGTGTTGGGTTTTAGTAACCATCATGTCTCCTCTGTGTGAAAGAGTGTGCAAATACTGTGCAGGTTTCATGGATGTTTATGCGGGTATGGTTTTCATCACTTTGCTGAACGTCACCTGGTTACTGTACATCATCTGGGTGATTTCCTGATCAGTCTTGTCGGGGTGCTGCTTTCGCAGGTTTGCCCACTGGCAGGCGTTGTCGGTCTCCTGCTGGAGCCGGGTCAGGTGCTGCTCGTTGATAATGTGTTTCCACATCGTCCACGACACGTCGAGTCTGCGGAGCATGTTCATGGCTGGCACGTTAAACGAGTCGAGGAAGAGTATTTCCTCCGTGTAGTAGTCTTTTTCGTATTGGTCCCATCCGCTTCGGTGCCTGTTGGGCTGGTTTTTGGGGTAGGCTTCCCGGCAGATTTTGTGTAAACGTTTGGCCATGTCGTCGGGTAGTTTAATGTCGGGGTTGGCGCGGATCATGGATCGCATCCCATCGTAGGTGGTGCCCCAGGTGTGCATGATGCGGAGTGGGTCTTCACCGTCGGCCCATTTTTCTGCACAGATGGCGAGGCGTATGCGCCTCCTGGCGGCCTTAGAGGTGTCGCGGCGGCCAGGGATGGGGCATGTGTCGAGGGGGTCCATGATGTTTTATATGCCTTTCTTTGTTTGGGTTGCTTGTCTGGTTTTATTGTAGCACTGTGTTGAGGGCTTGTGTCAACCCTGTTTTGCCGGCCTGAAGGTAGGTGTCTGTGACATCACCGACAGTGAGTGGCACATGGGTGGCTTGGGGGAGTGCTGCCTGGAGGGTTTGGGCCATCTGGTGGCCCGCCTTGTCTGGGTCGGACCAAATGTAGATGTGGTCGTAGCCTTCGAAGAATTTGGTCCAAAAGTTTTGCCACGAGGTTGCGCCGGGTAGGGCTACGGCCGACCATCCGCATTGTTCGAGGATCATGGAGTCGAATTCGCCTTCGCAAATGTGCATTTCGGCTGCCGGGTTGGCCATGGCGGCCATGTTGTAGATGGAGCCTGTGTCCCCGGCTGGGGTTAGGTATTTGGGGTGGTTGTGGGTTTTGCAGTCGTGCTGGAGTGAGCAGCGGAAACGCATTTTTCGTATTTCGGCTGGCCGCCCCCAAACGGGGTACATGTATGGGATGGTGATGCACTGGTTGTAGTCTTCGTGGCCTGGGATGGGGTCATTGTCGATGTATCCAAGGTGGTGGTAGCGGGCTGTTTCTTCGCTGATGCCTCTTGCTGAGAGCAGGTCGAGTATGTTTTCGAGGTGGGTTTCGTAGAGGGCCGAGGCTTTCTGGATTCGGCGGCGTTCCGCAATGTTGTATGGGCGTATGCTGTCGTACATTCGGGTTTTCTTCTTCTAGTCGTTGTTGTAGCTTGGGGAGTCCGCCTCCGATACCGCATGTGTGGCAGTACCAGACGCCCTTGTCGAGGTTGATGCTCATGGAGGGCTGGTGGTCGTCGTGGAACGGGCAGAGGATGTGTTGTTCGCTTTTGGATGGATTGTAGCGTATCCGGTAGGTGTCGAGGAGGCGGCGGGTGTCAGAGGTGTGGGAGGAGCTCGTTGAGGGTTGATACCACATAGGCTTCACTCCAGGGTTTGTTGCGTTGTTTCATGATGACGAGTCCGATGGTGGACTGGTTTTCGCGGTTTCGGTGGGTTTCGTAGTTGCGTGCCTCGGTGGTTGCTTCTTTGACGAATTGGGCTAGGTGGGGTTGTCCGGCTTTGGCTTCGATCACATAGGTTTTGTGGTCGGTTTTGAGGATGAGGTCGCCTTCGTCTTCGCGGCCGTTGAGGTGGAGGCGTTCTATATCATGGCCGGTGTCGCGTAGTTGGTGGAGGAGTCGTGTTTCCCATTCGGCTCCGGCCCGGCGGTTGCGTGCCTGTTGTGTTGACATGATAGTCCTTTATGGTGTTCGGTCATGTTCCATGGCTGTTTTTCGGCGAGGGGTCCGAAGAATGTGTATTCGGGGTAGGCTCGTAGTCTTTCGTATCGGGTGCCGTCGGGGCTTGACTGTCCGGTGCGCTGTTTTAGCACGGCGATGCGCGCCTCGGCGGGGATGGTGAGCCCGTGGCCGCTGTTTTCGCCCTGGTAGAGGGATACTCCGAGGATGAGTTGTGGTTTTTCTGAGAGTCCGTTTTTGATTTCTCGCCGTGCTGGGGGATGTTCGATGTCGGAGCCGGTTTTGTCGGTTGCGTGGTGGGTGACGATGATGGTGGAGCCAGTATCCCTACCTAATGCTGTGATCCATTGCATGGCTTCTTGTTGGGCCTGGTAGTCGGATTCGCAGTCTTGGATGTCCATCAGGTTGTCGATAACGATGATTGGTGGGAAGGTGTTCCACATTTCCATGTAGGCTTGCAGTTCCATGGTGATGTCGGTCCAGGTGATGGGTGACTGGAATGAGAAGGTGATGTGCGCGCCGTGGTGGATGCTGTCTCGATAGTATTCTGGCCCGTAGTCGTCGATGTTGTGTTGTATCTGTGTGGTGGTGTGTTGGGTGTTGAGTGAGATGATTCGTGTGGAGGCCTCCCAGGGTGTCATGTCCCCGGATATGTAGAGGGTGGGCTGGTTGAGCATCGCTGTGATGAACATGGCTAGCCCTGATTTTTGGCTGCCTGAGCGCCCCGCAATCATCACCAGGTCGCCCTTATGTATGTGCAAGTCTTGGTTGTCATATAAGGGTGCGAGTTGTGGGATGCGGGGCAGCTCAGCAGCGGTTTGGGAGGCTCTCTCGAAGGATCGTTGTAGAGAGAGCATCGGGACCTTATCTATCTATCGGTTGGTTGTGGATGTTCAGATGGAGTCGATGTCTACATCGTCGCCGGTGTCTGTGTTGGGTGTGGGCTGGCTGTCTCGCCGGTCAACGTAGGCTGCTACGAGGTCGTAGATGGCGTCATCCAATGGTTTGAGCACGACCGCGTTGAATCCGTTTTTGGTGCGCACGGTGGCGAGTTTGAAGGCCTGCTCCTCGCCAAGGTAGGCTTCCAGATCTCGGATCATGGAGTGTGGCCGGTCGTTGTTGCCGCGCGCTTTTTCGATGATGGCGTTGGGGATGGTTTCTGGGGTGCTGTTGTTGAGGTCGTCGAGGGTGTGGAAGATGGTGACGTCGGCGTAAATACGGTCTGCAACCTGTCCGCCGTAGCCTTCGGTGTTGTGTTCCACGTCGTGCACTTTGAAGGCGATGGCGGTGGCGTCCTGGTTTTTGGACGGGTTGAAGAAGGTGCTGTTATTGCTGTTGCGGTAGTTTGCGAGTCCCATAATTTATCCTTTACTATTGTGTCTGTTATTGTTGGCTGAGGTTGGTTACCGTGTGAGGCTGTTTCGTTTAGTGCGGAAAGCCTCTGACACGTCACTGTTGCTGGTGATGATCTTTTTGTACTGTTTGAGGAGGTCTGCTAGCTGTGTCTTACTGGTGGCGTTGTTGATTCGGTCAATGATGATGTCGTTTTCCTGATTGGCCATTTTGTCAACGTAGTCTTTGGCGGCCTGGTTGTATCGGTCTTGGAGGATGATGGATGCTGTGGCTATAAGTGTGGCCAGGTCCCAATTCCTCGCCGCCGAGCTGTTTTTGAGTCCGCCGAGGAGGTCGATGATAGTCTTCTTCACCTGGTCGGCGGTATCTCCACGGATGACGGTCCAGGGTGCTGCGTAGTCGCCGCCGTATTTGAGTGTGACGGTGAACTTATCGTCGCCGGTGTTGGTGTTATCGTTCACTGGTGCTCCTTGCCTTCTTCTGTTGGGGATGTGATGGTGGTTTCTATAGGGTACCTGTAGGCGTCTTTCCCGTCTACAGCCCAGCAGGCGTCCCTGACGGGGCATCCTTTACAGAGTGCTGTGACGTGGGGTACGAAGATGCCTTGGCTGATTCCTTTCATTGCTTGACTGTACATGGATGATACATGCCGGTAGGTGTTGTTGTCAAGATCGTACAGTTCGGTTGCTGTACCCTGGGTTTGGGTTGTGGTGTTGTTGCGGCTGCTGGCGGGTGTCCAAAACATGCCTTTTGTCACATCGTTGCCGTGTTGGGTGAGCATGTACCGGTATGTGTGCAACTGCATGGCGTCGGCTGGGAGGCGCCCGGTTTTGAGGTCGAGGATGAATGTTTCGCCGGTGTCGGTGTTGGTGAAGACTCGGTCAATATATCCGACTATTTTTGTGTCATCGTCGAGGATGGTTTCTACCGGGTATTCGATGCCCGGCTGGCCGTCTAGGACTGCGGTGTGGTATTGTGGATGGTTTGTGCGCCAGTTTTTCCACCGGTCGACGAAGACTTGACCATACATTATCCACCAATGGTAGTCTTTTTTGTTGGGGCCTCCGGTTTCGCACATGTTTTTGCACACTCTGCCGGAGGGTTTGATCTCGGTGCCTTCGGATTCGACGAGGGCGACTTGTGTTGCGAAAACGTTTTTGAAGGATGAGAGTTTGTCTGGCAGTGCAGGGTATTCGGTGGGGTTGTACAGGTGGAGGTCGTATTGTTCGGTGATGTGGTGTATGGCGCTTCCGGCGATGGTGGCATACCAGGTGTGATATGTGGCTTTGTATCCGTGTTGGAGGCGCCATTTTTCTCCGCATTCGGCCCACTGTGTGAGTGAGCTGTAGGAGATGTGGCCTGGATGGTTGATGGTTTTCGGATATTGTGCTAGAGGCATTACTTGTCGCTTTTGTTCCATGGGTTGCGGGTGTCTTGGCCGGCGTGGTGTTGCTGGTAGGCGAGGAGTGCGAGGCAGTGCCAGGCTGCGTGTGCCAGGTGTGGTAGCCCGGATTCGTGGTCGAGGTTGTTGCCTTGCTGCCATGATAGTAGGTGCCGGTAGAGGGCGTCGACACTATGGCTCCACGGGTATCCTCCGGTCCAGTTGTTGTCGCCGTATTTGGTGGCACCGTATCCGGCTACTTCGCCGAGGGTGTGAAGGGATGCGGGGTCGATGAGGGAGAGCCTGCAGAGTTTGAGTTCTTTTCGGGCACCTGTGTTCGGGTCGGTGTATATGCGGGTTGGCTCATCCATGGGGTGTGTGCTCCTTAGGGGTGGGTTACTGGTTGTTGTTGTGGGCGAGTGCTACGGCGAGAATAATGATGGCGAGGGTTTCTGCGATCAGGATGGGTGTTGTGATCATTTGTGGTCTTTGGGCTGGTAGGTGAGTGTTGATGCACCCAGGAGAGTAGTGAGGGCGCAGGCGGCAATAATGGCGAGGGCGGCTTTGTGGCTGGTGCCTGTTGCGTACATCCATGTGATGATGCCGCCTTGGATCCAGGCGAGGCTGGTGAAGAACGTTTCGTAGCTGTGGAGGTTGGCGTCGGTTGGTGTGTTCATTCTTGTTCCTCGATGGTGTGGTTGATTGTTTTGTAGATGTCGTATAGTTGTGCTTCGATTTCCAGTAGTGTGTTTATTTCGTTTGTGAGGTCGATTTCTGTTTTGAGTGTGTCTATTCTGGAAGCGATGTCAGTGGCTGTTTGGAGTGAGAGTTCGGCGCCGTGGATGATGTGGCCGATATCGGAGAGGCCGACTTTGGCTGTGTAGTCTGACATGAGAGACATTGGACGTCCTTAGCGTGCTGGGTTGATGGACAGGTCATCTACCTGTGGGTTGTCTTCTGTGCCGGAGACTTGGCAGAAGACTTTCACGTGTGCCTTGGATGCTCCGGGTTGCTTGGCGGTGGCACCGTAGGCGATCGAGAAGGTGTCTTTTTTGCTGCCGATCACTTTGTGGAGGAAGAGGTCGATGTCCGGGTTGCCGTTCCATTTGACGCCGTTTTCTGCGGCAATCTGGGTGGCTTTGGCGTCGCAGGCGTGGGCGGCTGCGAGCATGGTGAGACCTGTGGAGGTTTCTTCACCCCTGGCTTGTGCCTGCCGGTGGGCTCGCTTCTGTTCAGCCTGGAGGGAGCGGACTGCTGCGGCCTGCCGGGCTTTCTTTTCGGCGCGACGCTGATCGGCAGTCTTGGGTGTCCATGTGGTGTTGGCTGTGGTGGCTTGCGGGGCTGGCTGTGAGGTGAGTGGCGGGTTGTCGTCTGGGGCTGGGAGGAAGGAGGCGGCTGCGATGATGGCGGCTGTGATGCCTGCGAGGGTGTAGCCGTTTTTCTTGTTCATGACTGTTGTCCCCTTTCTGGGGTTTGTTCGTTGTTGACATGATTAATCATGGCGTGGATGGTTCCCCATGTCAAGGGTGCGCTCAACGGTTGTGAGCGATTGTGGTGTGGCTTGGGGTTTTATCGGGTGAACAGGGCGAGCAGGCTTCCGATGTTGATGCGTGTCACGTTCCAGTAGAGTTGTGTCGCCTCTGTCTGTGTCAGTGGCTTCCACTCGTCGTAGCTGAACACGGTGCCGTCGGTGGCGATGAATGTGTGGGGGCGTAGCTTGTGGAGTTCAGTCTCTACGCGCTGCCGGTAGGCTTCGGCGAGGCTCTCAAAATCCATGTGATCGCAGTGGAGGTTTTCGAGGCGTGTCAGGTCGAAAGGCTCAGGGCAGTCCTGAGTGGGGGTGTAGAGCTGGGTGAAGTGGTTGGCGATCTTCCGCATGATCATGTCCTTTACTATTGTGTTGGTTGTTGAGGGTTTATGTTGGGTTTATCGGGTTGATGCGGCGATGATGGAGTCAAGATCGATCATGTCGATGATGTCGTGCAACTCTTCGGCTTCTTTCTCGGTGAGGGGGCGCCAGTCACAGTCGCCGTATACGGCTCCGTCGAGGGTGACTATCCAGTGTGGGCGGATGAGGCGTATGGATTGTTCTACTTGGGCGTGGTAGAGGCGCTGCACCATGTCGAGATCGATGTTGTCACTGTAGTCTCCGATGGTGTTGTGGAGGTTAAGTGGATCGATTTCGGTTTGCCTGTAGAGGGTGGTGAAGCTGGGGGTGATGAGCGTGTAGGCCATCGTGTTGTCCTTTCATCGGGGTGTGGTATTCGGTTGTGCCGACACGATCCCATGATGGTTGTGGCGGGGCATCAAGGTCAAGGGTGCGCTCAACGGTTGTGAGCGTTTCATGCGGGTGTGGCATTGGATGTGGCGTATATCACTTAAGCCTTTATTGCTCCTCTAAGCGCCTCA